TGGGCGCGGCTCAAGCAGAAACTCCTGCCCATGCGACAGACCGCGGCCATCGACATCAACGAGGCGGACCTGGCCGTCACGTTCAAACACAACGGCGCGACCATCCGCCTGTTCGGCGGAGACAACCCCGACGCCCTGCGCGGCGTCAGACTCGACGGCTGCGTGATTGACGAAGTCGCCCAGATCCGGCCCGAGGTCTGGAACGACATCATCCAGCCCGCCCTGTCCGACCGTCAGGGGTGGGCCATGTTCATCGGGACGCCGGCTGGCATCAACCTGTTCAGCGAGTTGTTCTACCGTGCGAGCAGTCTGCCCGACTGGTGGGCCGCTCGTTATACCGTCAACGATACAGACGCCATTGACAAATTCGAAGTGCAGCGCCTGAAGCGCGACATGCCCGAGTCGGCCTACGCACGCGAGTACCTGTGCGACTTCACCGCGGCAGGCGACAATCAGCTCATCACGCTCGCCGACGCTGAGAGCGCGGCCGCGATCGTATACCCTGACCGCGATGTCAACGACGCGCCGCTTGTCATGGGCGTTGACCCGGCCAGGTTCGGTGATGACCGCAGCGTTGTCGTGTTCCGCCAAGGGCTGCGCATGGAGACGCCGAGCATATTCCAAGGCATTGACAACATGGCGCTGGCAGGGCGCATTGCCAACCTGATTGAGGACCGCGACCCGGACGCCGTGTTCATTGACGTCGGCGGCGGGGCCGGCGTCATCGACCGCCTGCGGCAGCTCGACTACGACATCGTTGAAGTCAATTTCGGCGGCAAGGCGATCTACCCCAACCTGTATGTCAACAAGCGCACTGAAATGTGGTGGTCCATGCGCGAGTGGCTGCAGTCCGGCGGCGCAATACCCAACGACACCACGCTCAAAGCCGAACTCGCCACCCCGACCTACGAGTTCGACATGGTCGGCAGGCGTGTGCTTGAGTCGAAGGACGAGATCAAGAAGCGGTTGCAGGGCGGCGCTAGCCCCGACATTGCCGACGCCCTTGCGTTGACATTCGCGTTCCCGGTTGCCAAGGCGTTGCCACGCGAGATCCGCGAGCGCATCGACCCACGCGCACGGAACGACTACGACCCATACGAGGCAATGCAATGAACATCCGCCTGGCAACCATCGAGGACGCGGCTGTGTTGACAGCGATGGGCCGCGACTTCCTGCAGTACAGCGAGTACCGCAATCTGCAGGTGACCGACGAAGAAATACAGGCTGGCATCGGCGGGGTCATTGCCAACGAAATGTCGTTTGTGGCCGAGATCGATGGCCAGATTGTTGGGTTCATTCTGGGCATCATTGGTCCGATGTGGTTTGTGCAACGGGTGCGCATTGCCGTCGAACTGGCGTGGTGGGTTGACCCGGCGCACCGCAACACGACGGCTGGCGTCAGACTGCTCAAGGCGTTTGAGAATCACGCCACGAACATGGGGGTGCAATACATCGCCATGAGCGACCTTGTTGTGCAAGGCGACACACCTGTTGCAAAATTGTTGGGGCGAATGGGTTATAGTGTCACGGAACGGATGCACACAAAGGAGATTTGACATGGCGCTTATTTCTGCTCTAACAGCACTTGGTACGGCACTTGGCGCATCAGCTGGAAGCGCCCTTGCCGTTGGCGCTGTAACTGCTGGATCTATTGCCGCAACGGCTGCAGGCACGGGCTACAGCATCTACGCAGGCGAGCGAGCCAACAAAGCCCAAAAGGAGGCACTAGGTGAGCAGCGCCAGGCGCAGCAGCAGGCAGCCACGCAGGCCGCATCGCAGCAGCGACGCAGCGCGCAGGCCATGGCAACCGCCAACCGTCGCCAACCCGACATGGGCGCGATCATGGCCGGCGCAGCCGAAGGCGCAGGCGGCGGACCAACCGGCACCATGCTGACTGGTCCAAGCGGTGTCTCGCCGCAGGATCTTGCCTTGGGTCGGTCAACCCTCCTCGGAGGCTGAAATGAGCGAATACACAGGCGACGCGCAGTCCTACCCCGACGCTCCCACGCGGGACAAGTTGTTCACGCGATGGGGCATGCTCAAGTCTGAGCGCGCATCGTGGCTCGCGCACTGGCAGGAGATCACCACCTATCTGCTGCCGCGCAACGGTCGCTACTTCCGCCAAGACCGCGACAAGGGATGGCGTCGGCACAACAACATCTACGACAACACCGGGACTCGCGCACTGCGAACGCTCGGTGCTGGCATGATGGCCGGCGCAACGTCGCCTGCGCGCCAGTGGTTCAGGCTCGCCACCGCTGACCCGGAACTAAACTCCTACCAGCCCGTCAAGTTGTGGCTTGACGATGTCACGCGGCGCATGCAGCTCGTGTTCCAGAAGTCGAACACCTACCGCGCACTGCACACGATGTACGAGGAACTTGGTGCGTTCGGCACGGCGGTCAGCGTCGTGCTCCCTGACTACAAGAACGTCATCCACCAGTACCCCGTGACCTGCGGCGAGTATTGCATTGCGACCGACTTCCAAGGCCGCGTGACCACGCTGTACCGCGAGTTTGAGGTCACCGTCGCCGATCTCGTCAAGGAGTTCGGCTACAAGAACTGCAGCATCACGGTGCGCAACATGTACGACCGTGGCACGCTCGACGCCTGGGTGCCAATTATCCACGCCATTGAGCCACGCGCTGACCGTGACCACAAGAAGCGCGATGACAAGAACATGGCCTACGGGTCGTGGTACTTCGAGGTCGGCGGCGAGGAAGGCAAGTTCCTGCGCGAGTCTGGGTTCCAACAGTTCCCTGCGCTCGTCCCGCGTTGGGCGACCGCCGGCGGAGACATCTATGGCAACTCGCCCGGCATGGAGGCGCTTGGGGACATCAAGCAGCTGCAGCACGAGCAGTTGCGCAAGGCGCAGGCCATTGATTTCCAGACCAAGCCACCGCTGCAGGTTCCCGTGTCGATGAAGAACCGCGACGTCGAGACGCTGCCAGGCGGCATCTCGTTCGTTGACGGAGCAGGCATGGGCATCAAGACCGCGTTTGAGGTCAACCTGAATCTGCAGTACCTGCTGAACGACATCGTCGATTGCCGCGACCGCGTGCGAGGCGCGTTCTACGCCGACATGTTCCTTATGCTGGCTACGCAGCCCAACACTCGCATGACGGCTACTGAGGTCGCTGAGCGCCACGAGGAGAAGCTGCTGATGCTCGGACCAGTGCTTGAGCGCCTGCACAACGAACTGCTCGACCCGCTCGTTGACATCACGTTCACGCGCATGATTCAGGCTGGCATTGTCCCGCCGGCGCCTGAAGAACTGCAGGGCATGGACCTGAACGTTGAGTTCGTCAGCATGCTCGCTCAGGCGCAGCGTGCCATCGGCACGAACAGCGTTGACAGGTTCGTTGGCAACCTCGGCGCCATCGCGCAGATGAAGCCCGACGTGCTCGACAAGTTTGACAGCGACCAGTGGGCCGACATCTATGCCGATATGCTTGGGGTCGATCCTTCGCTCATCATTGCGGACAAGGAAGTGGCGATGGTGCGCAATGCTCGCAATCAGGCAATGGCGGCGAAGGAGCAGGTGGCTGCGGTTGAGCAGGCCAGCAAGGCGACTCGCAACCTGGCTGCGTCGCCGACCGACCAGCAGACCGCGTTGACCGACGTGATGAACATGTTCTCAGGGTACGGATCACCATCAGCATTGGAGGTTTGACACATGGCTTTTCTGAAGCAGGGTTCGCAGTTCCTCTACAACAACACATCGGGCGACATTGTTGGCGTGCGAGACAATGACGGCGGTGACCAGTATTGGCTCATGGGGCAGTATCAGCCCGCCTACTACAAGGTCGCTCCGCAGTTCAGCATCGCAGCAGCAGCTAGCACGTTCACCAGCCTGACCTACGATGCGGATGGCGCGAACGTGCGGCTCGTCAGCGCAGGCGTTCACGGCATCGCGGCTGGCTCGGTCGGCCACAGCGTGTACGTCACGTGGGCTGGCGGTACGGGCGTCAATGGGTTCTACGCCATTGTTGACCGCGCCGTGACCGACAAATTGACCATCAATCTGCCGCACGTGGCTGGCCTCGGTACGCCGACCGTTTCGCTGGTGAACAGCGATATCACCATCGTCACGCAGACGATCCCGGCGGGGACGATGAACATCGGCATGACGATGGAACTCGACCTGCTGGTCAGCTGCACGGGGAGCGCAAACAACAAGACCGTCAAGGCGAACCTCGGGTCAGCCGCGTGGTATTCGCAGACCATCGCATCAAGCATCCAAAGCCTGTGCGTTGAGAAGAAGGCGTGCGTGCTTTCGTCTACTGACGTTCTCACCAATGCGCTTGCCGCACCTGGACACGGGACCTCGACCGGGGCAAACCTGATTCTCCAGCCGAGCGGAGGCGTGGCCGCAGCGCAAGATCTCACGATCATTGGCAGCATTGCCAATGCCGCCGAGTTCCTGCGCCTTGAGGCGTGGAGCCTGAAGATCAACGGCGCGTGACAAACTACGACCCACTAGACCTTCGCGGCCAAGAGAAGGCCAAGGCTGACCGCGAACTACGCGAGCGGATCGCTCGTGAGAACGAGGAGAATGACGTCAAGTGGCTGATGTCATCGAAGCGAGGCCGCCGCATCGTGTGGCGGCTCATGGACCGAGCAGGGGTATTCCGCAGTTCGTTCAACACAAACTCCATGTCAATGGCGTTTGCAGAAGGAAACCGGAATTACGGACTGCAACTTCTCGGTATTATTCACACTCAATGCCCGGAGCTGTATCCGGTGATGATGAAGGAACTAACGAATGAACGAACCAACGATGACG